AGAGAATCTGTCGAGCGAATCTCCGGTACGAGGTTTCAGTGCAGGCTTTGAAGATAAGCCATCCACTCCTACATAGGAAACCTCAAAACTATTTAACAGGATCCTCGGTCCTTCACTACACTCCCCTCGGGTTTCCCCAATTTCTAGAGGTACTGAAGATGAACATGAGGAAAATGGACATGGTTGGTTGGAACGTCCCCCCGGAACGCAAGGTCCAACACCTCCGCAAAATCCTTAGTGCGGTAGACATTCGACCACTGCTTCCGGGAGGCCATTCCAACACAGAGGTTCCAAGCACCAGAGGAGTCTAACTGATTGCAGGCCTGCTGAACCCGGCGGGGTTCTGAAGCCTGGCTTACTCTCCGTAAACTCCCCTTGCGCTTAGAGTGCTTCAAGGTTAACTTGAAGGCATCCACCCTAAGCTGGACCTCTTCCGGGCTCTCCTGACGCCTACCGGAAGTAATCCAAGGTACCTCTTCCACAACCGTCTCCGCTTCCTCTGTGAGGAATCGAGCTCCAACAAAAGAGCGCCAAGGGGCCGCATCGACCTTCCGGGCTAAGTCATCACAGGGAACAAAATACTCCCTGCGGGACTCCGGTGTGGGGGGAAGATACTTATCGATCTCCTGACCAGCGAGGACCATCCTTCCCGAAACGTGAAGCTTCGGACTGATGAACCCCCCTGATCCCAGATCAAGAAGTTCCTTCCCTTTCCAAAAACACCGCCGGAACAGACATGCGGTCATCAACTCCGAGGTCAGACGAGGAGTCTGGGTGAGTATTGGTCCATCCTTCCGAAACTGAAGAGGGAGGCCCAACCCAAAATAGCAGGTTGGAAGCCAAAAGTTGAGCTTCAACTTCTTCAGTTGCCGAAAGTGGACACTCATCCAGAGGTCAAAATCCTCCTGGCAATCCGGCCGGCAGTAGTCGGCACAGACGTCCGCGATTGAGGAACCGGGCACTTTGCCTCCGAAAACGTCGGAGAACTTCCAATCACGAGGTCGGAGATGTTGAAATCTCGTGAAAGGAACCGGTTGCTGATCGCGGGCCAGGTAGGGCTGTGAGTTAATACATACAAATTCCTTCGAAAAGTATGTTTTACCCACACTCGTCTCAAGACCCACGGAGCGGGTGACCTCCTCCCAGGCGGC